ATCTGCTGTTCCTTTTGTAAGTACCTCAGTTAACGGCTGTACCAGGTTAATATACTCACCACATCTAATACCTTGGATGATTCTAAATAGATCACTCAGAGCGGGTGTGTTGATTTTTGGCAACTATGAAGAAAATGCTTGATGTCTATGGGATAAAGATGCCTTCAGAGGTTAAAATACCCATATATCAAAATCATTTTTCCTGTAAACGTGAAATTTACCTTGATTATATTAACAGTTATCTAAAACCTTGCATGCGAGCAATAGAAATGGTGCCAGAAGTCAACAAATTAGCTATGGCTGATAGTAGATACTCTGCTTTGGATAGATCCTCACCTGAAAAGTTGAAAGCATTAGAAGAAAAGATAGGTATCAATTACTATCCTCTTGTTCCATTCCTTTTAGAGAGACTTTTTTCTATTTATTGTAATAATAATAAAATAAACATTACTCATCTGTGATATCAATTTTACATCCTTCAAGAAGTCGCGCACTCAAGGCAGTAGCAACTGCTAAGAACTGGCTATTTAAATCTGAGACTCCAATAGAATACATCTTATCACTAGACGCTGATGACAAAGAATTACCAGCATACAAAGGCGTGTTCAATCTGATGAACATTAAGATAATCGTTAACAAAAACAGATCAGCCATTGACGCAATAAATAACGCTGCAAAAATATCAACCGGTAATATCTTGATAGTTGTATCTGATGATTTTGATTGTGAAAAAGGATGGGACCAACAAATAATAAATCTTACTTCATGTAAAACAGATTGGATTGTTAAGACTAAAGATGGTATACAGCCTTGGATTATCACTCTCCCTTTAATGGATCGTGAATACTACAACAGGTTCGGGTACATTTATTATCCTGAATATCAACATCTCTTTTCAGATACCGAAATGAGTTGCGTTGCAGATGTTACAGGCAGACGTATAAATTTACCTCTAACATTCAAGCACAATCATTACAGCGTTGTAGGAGGCAAGGATGATTTGAATACACGCGCTGACAATACATGGTCACAAGGGGAAAGATTATTTATTCATAGGGCAAAGAATAACTTTGACATAAAGGATCCTTTACCTATTCAAAATGAGTCTTATAGGAATTGGATAAAGGCTAGGATATAATGAAGCTATCCATTTTGATCCCTTCATTGCCAGACCGTGAAAGCCAAAACTATTTAAAACGTTTGGTTAATATACTACAGCCTCAAATATCACATCGAAGTAATGAAGTAGAATTGATCATTAATAATGAGCCACGAGCAATACCTACAGGCACAAAGCGCAATATGTTAATCGCTAAATCAACAGGTGAATATTTTTGCATGATTGATTGTGATGACATAGTCCCTATGTATTATGTTGATGAGATATTAAAAGCTATTGATAAAAGACCTGATGTAATTTGTCATTGCTGCGATGTATGCAGCTGTAGCCGCCTGTGATCCACCAATCAACAGACGTTTAGGCAGGAAACGCTCGGTTCCAATCAAAACAATCTGAGAAGTCGTAGCATCAACAGCTTGACGACCTGCGCCACCGGTTGAACCATCTGAAGTTAACCCGTTCTCAGCACCATATATAAGGTACTCCCCTGCATTGGTCTTAACAATTATACCAACTTCAGCTACACCTAGATCTTCTATAGCTGCGTCATCTGACGGATTGCTATTGAATAGTCTAAGAGTTACTGTTTGTTGATAGCTCTTATTCCCGCCATCGCTGGTTTGTTCTGTCCAGTTTGCCTCATGGCTATACTTTGTCCCTGAGAACTTATATAGACTCTGATAGGTATTAAACTCAAGATCTGTTACATAGTCAGCCAATTCAACAGGAATAGGTGTACGAAGATCTGTAAGATTAAATGCCCATGCTTCTCTAAAAAGTCCACCGGGTTTGCGGAGGTCATCGCAGTTTACGTCAACCCCCGCACTTATTCCGCAGTTTAATGGCATATAGGTTTAGTTATTTAGCCCAAGAAATCAAATCACATTGTGCGAAGTTGTATCCAACTCTCATTTCGCCCTGAATCAAGCTTTCCTTTGTGCGGCAATCGTAGCACATTGAAAGATTGTTCAAATCACTAGCGCGTTCAACACCTAAAAGATGATTATCCTTTGCAGTGTAAACCGCGAAGTGACGAATCTCATCATAGAAAGGATTGGTAGTATCATTTTCCAACGCATCGTCAATAACCCACAAAGGAATTAATTCAATGCCTCTGTAATACAGACGATCAATACCGTCCTGACCTGCTTTCCAAGATCCTTCCACGCAGCAGTCATTTACTACTGAATCATAGTAATTCTCCCAAACTGAACCTGATACCCAGAAAGCCTTTTGACCAACTGGCAATTGTTTCAAGATTGTTTTTGAATTACCCCACATCTCTCTTAGGATATCTCTTGCTTGGTTTGTGGAAAGAATAGAATTGTGTTGATTAGGGAACGCATTACTTATTGGTTGTACGCAATAAGAAGCAGCAGCATCATAGAACTTCACGAACACACCGTCAATGGCGCTGTACTTACTTGTACTTCCTGAACCCAAAGAGTTGTCAGAAAGGAAAATGATTTTCCAAAGATCAATTCTTGCAGCCTCTAGCACCTCATCAAAGATTACTGTGCGAAGTCTGTTTCCAAGTTCATATCCGTCAATACCATCAGCGATCAAGTCAGAATCACCAAGCACATTACAAGTAGCTTGGAATTCTTTCTTACACCATGATAGATTGATTTCAAAAAGACCTGTTTCCAATCTACGATCTGTTATAGATCCTGATTGTGTATAAGTAGGTGCGCAATCTGCTGTTCCTTTTGTAAGTACCTCAGTTAACGGCTGTACCAGGTTAATATACTCACCACATCTAATACCTTGGATGATTCTAAATAGATCACTCAGAGCGGGTGTGTTGATTTTTGGC